GACTCACCGCCGGCGCAGCTAATATTCCAGTAGTAGCTGTCAGCGAAAGGTTGACATCCGACCAGAGAGATACTCTTTATGCGGCCGGGATCAATCCGATTGCTAAATTCCCAGGAAGCGGAATTGTGGTCTTCGGCCAGAAGACGCTGCAAGGCGCTTCGTCAGCACTGGATAGAATTAATGTCCGAAGGCTCATGAACTATGTTAAGAAGTCAATTGCGCTTCTTGCTAATAATGTTATATTCGAACAGAATGTAGAAGCTACATGGAACAACTTCCGAGGTCTTGTGGAGCCGTTCCTATCCAATATTCTGATTCAACACGGTATTACAAATTATGCTCTAGCCGTACAGGAAGAGGCTGACGTTCCGGTAGAACTCCTCGCAGTTACCGGTCAAACAGATCAAGACTGGCTCATCGATCAGAACATTCTATATGCCAAGATTAAGATACAACCTGCTCGCGCGATTGAATTTATTGCGCTTGACTTCGTTGTCACTCGAACTGGTGTAGGATTTAACGATTAAAAAAGAAACCAAGACACTATTTAAAATAGAACGTACATAACAGGAGTACTCAAACAATGTCATTCTGGACAACCGATTTTTCGACCGGCGACACCGCTCTCAAAGATCCAAAAAGAAAATTTAGATGGCAGGTGCAATTCACCGGCCTAGGTGCTGGTACAAATCCAACCCTACTTTGGTATGCAAAAACCGTATCAAAGCCAGGTTTCACCATTGCAGCTGCAGAGCACAAGTATTTAAATCATACATTTTACTACCCCGGATCGGTTACTTGGAATGACGTGGCCATGACACTGGTTGATCCTGTTAGTCCAGATACAACTGCTACTTTTTCTGATATTATGGTACAATCTGGTTATGCTCCCCCGTCTGACCCAAGCACTATGACCACTATGTCTAAGGCTTCTGCTGCCGGCGCACTTGGGAAAATCATCATCACACAGTATGATGGAGCCGGCTCACCATTGGAGACGTGGGATCTACACAATTCTTTCCTTTCAGAAGTTAAGTATGGCGACCTGGCATATGGAGAAGACGACCTAACAGAAGTATCAATAGTTATTAAGTATGATTGGGCCTCTGTTACAACCGCGAATGATGGTGCGAAGTCATCCGACAAAACGTCATTCTTTTCGCTTAGCGGTGATGCATCCGCATAATTAATATTTTAAAATAGAGGTGTATATTGTCAAGAAATAAAAGTCGCGTTGGAGCGAAAAAGACCACATCAAGCCCGGTCCCCCAACACGTAATGCAAGGAGACAACAAAGGCGGCATGTCGCTAGCGTTCGTTGTACCAACAGAGTTTGTCGATCTTCCATCAGGAGGAAAGTTTTATCCAGAAGGACATCCACTACACGACAAAGACTGTATTGAACTTAAGCAGATGACCGCCAGAGAAGAGGATATTTTGACATCCAGAACCCTTCTTAAGAAAGGTGTTGCTTTGGATAGAGTTATCGAGAATATTATTGTAGATAAAAGCATCGACCCAGAGACATTGCTTATTGGAGATAGAAACGCAATTATTATTGCGATTAGGTCTTCTGGGTACGGTAGCGATTATTCAACAAATGTAACCTGTCCAAGTTGTGGCGAAACAAATCGTTATACATTTGACTTAAGAGAAGCAAGTGTTTATAGAGGAGAAGATGCACACAAGCTTGAATTGGTGGACCATGAAGATGGCACGTTTACAACTACATTGCCTAAAACATCTATAGACGTTCGTTTTAGGCTTCTTGTTGGCCACGATGAAAAGAATCTTGCTTCTTCTGTTACCAACGCTCGCAAAAGAAAGGGTGAAGAACACAACGTAACTAATCAGTTGGCTAACCTACTCGTTGCGGTAAATGAAGACGATAGTGCCGAAGCAAGAAACTACGTTATTAATAATATTCCGTCAATGGACTCTCGACATCTGCGCATGGCCTATAAGCTAGCAGCCCCGAACATAGATCTTACACAATATTTTGAGTGCCCCGAGTGCGAATACTCACAGGACATGGAGGTACCGCTGGGAGCGGAGTTTTTTTGGCCTGACCGATGACTACATGGAAAACATCTATGAGCAGTTTTTCTTTCTAAAATATTCTGGAGGCTGGTCATTCACAGAAGCTTACAATTTGCCCGTTGGTCTTAGAACATGGTTTACTCAAAGGCTAATTCAGCAAATAGAACAAGAAAACGAAGCGATGGAGCAGGCTTCGAAGGGCGGCAGCAACTCACAGACACTCACAGCACACAATAACCCGGATCCGCGCGCACAGGCCCCAAAGAAGTAAAGGCAAGACTAGTTCTTGTCTTTTTTTTTATAAAACTATTTACTTGAGAAAGAGGGCACTAAATTGGCTAAACCCACCAAAGAAGAACTAGAATATATTAATAAGCTGGAAAAGGAAGGCCTCTCCACCGCGGAGGCGTACAATAAAGCTTTAGAGCGCCGCGCCGAGTTCGAATCGAAAAGCAGCGAGCAACTCCTCGAACAACATCAAAGATATATGACTTTGGGCGATTCTATGGACGCACAGATCCTTCAACAACAATCCCTCCTTGAATTGGAAAAGTCGAAGATAAAAGATTTAGAAAGAGAAGTGGCCCTCGGAGACGAGAACAGTAAGGAAGCCCTAGAGAAGCTTAAAGTTGCCCAGGCAAACCTAGATGTACAAGAAGAAACGCTAGCGAAACTAACCAACTCCACCCAGGCCATCAAAGAGGGTATCGAAGCCGCCAAAGGCCTAGGCAAAGCCATGGGCGGCATCCTTGGGGCATATGGTAAGCACAGTGTCCTTAACGTTGAGAACCTAAAGAATGTCGCAAAAGCCTTCCGCGGCGGTGCAGCCGGCGCAATTGAATTCGCCAAAAGTTTGGCCGTTGGTCTTATTACTTCTTTCGTTAACTCGTTAATTCAACTAGCCATTCAGGTTGATGAGGCAGAAAGCGCATTCAAACGCACCGCAGGCGCCAGTGATAAGATGGCGAAGCAAATGACCGCCAACTATGAGGCAACTCGTTTATATGGCGTTGAATTGAAAGAAATGAGTGCTACCATGACAGAGCTAAAGAGCACATATACTGACTTTACCATGCTTAATTCAGATGCACAAGCTGAAATTGCAAAAACCGGTGCATTACTAGCTGAGGTTGGCATTACGAACAAAGACTTCGCAAAGTCCATGCAAACAAGCACTAAAGCTTTTGGATTAACTGGCCCTGCCGCAGCCGCAGCCGGCCGTGACATTGCAGACTTTGCCAACGTGATCGGCGTCATACCGTCGGAATTAGGCGCAGACTTTGCCGCCATGGGCGATGGACTAGCGAAAATGGGAAGTGAGGGTATTCGAGCCTTTAAAGACCTGGCTATTGTCTCCAAGACAACCGGCCTAGAAATGAAAAAGATTCTCGCCATTACGGATAAGTTTGATACATTCGAAGGCGCCGCCGAGCAAGCCGGCAAGCTAAACGCAGCCCTAGGCGGCAACTTTGTCAACGCGATGGACTTGATGATGGCAACTGACCCGGCAGAGCGCTTTGGCATGATTCGAGACTCTATCCTAGACACAGGCCTTACGTTTGATAACATGTCATATTACCAGAGAAAGTTCTATACAGATTCTCTCGGTCTAAGTGACGTGAGCGACCTAGCGGCAGTCCTTTCTGGCGATATGAACAACTTAGAGGGCGCCACACAAAAGTCTTCAGCCGAATACAAAGAATTAGCCAAGCGCACAAAAGACATTCAAAGCATGACCGAACAATTTAAAACAGCCATGGCGGATCTCATTCCGATCATGTCGGGTGTGGTTAAAGAACTTCAAGATTGGGTTACGGGTCTTTCCGAAGCAGACAAAGCAGATATTAAAGATAGTTTGGTGACCTTCGCAAACGCGCTTGTGACTGTTGGAAAAGTCATCATTGCAGCCACAGAGTACTGGTATTTGTTTGTGGGCGCGTGGTTCGTATGGAAAGCGTTGAATGCCGCCGGCGCACTGGGCAAGCTTGGCGGATCAATCATGGATCTTGCTAAGAAAATTATATTCAAAACCACAGCGCAAGAGGCCTCCAACGTGGCGGACAAAGCCAGTCTAACGACGTCGCAATCCGTGGGTAAGGCCATCGGCAATATAGGGCGCGCCGCCTCCCGAAGCGCCAAGGGGCTTCTCGCTTTGGGCGCTGCAGCTCTTATGATCGGCGCCGGTTTCGCTCTAGCTGCCCTCGGCGCCGCAGAGCTTGTCAAGTCGTTTATGGGACTAGG